CTTTTTCCATTGCCGCGATTTCTTCTAATGACATTTCTTTTGTCATTGCGTCCATTTCTTTTTCGAGTTGTTCCAAATCAAAGTCCATTAAAATGCCCCCCATAAAACTGATCCAGCAAACCAGATCATAAAAGTTGTGACAGATCCAACAATGGCCGAGCCGATCTTATGCTCGACGATTGCTTCTTTAATTTCTTTATGATGAAACATAATGCCTCCTAGTTCATTATATGGTTAATGGTTCCGGCAGCGAATACAATAATATGATAAGCAAGAATAATTGTTCCGATAGTTGTCATGATATCTCCTAACGATAAAGAGTTGATGTTTCGTTGCGATAATCAAACAAGGCAAACAGAAAGCCGAGCATTGACCAAACGAAAGTAAGAATAGCGATGAATGAACAGCCAAGCATAACCCACCAAGCAAAATCCTGATGTGGAATAGATGCCATTGCAAAACCTGAAGCAACGCCGAGCATAACAGCAACGGCGATCAGTACGCCGAAGATAATCATTTTACGTTGGGCAATCATTCTAGCAGAAGCGTGAAACATTTTTTTAGTCCTTTGTTTGTTTGTTATCTTATATATAGAATATAGTCATTCATCATAACAAAGTCAACAGCTAGACGCAAAATAATATCCAATGTTTTCAGTGACTTGTCATTTTTATTTGCCAATGATATCAAGGGGTTAGCAGGCATAGGCCATAGGGGTGGGGCGGTTATTAGGACTATAGGTCGTTCGCACGCGTTGCGCCCATCCACAGAGCCTTTATAAGGGAAATTTTGAAAAAACAGGTCACTTCTTGACATCCCTTGAAGGGAGTAGTATTATAGACTTAATTTCTAATCGACAAGTTTAGACGAATCTTTAAAATTTTTTATGAGGTAAAAATGGAAAAATACAAATACGGTCCTTTAGTGTATAACACAACCCATCCTGATGACGACGATTCAGGTAATTTTTACTGGCCAGGATTACCCCCTGTAGGATATGATGAATTAGCTATCCCCATTGACGAAAAAGGTTTTCAATGTTTAGATGATAGTTCTCCTCTACACCCGCACCACAAACCTAGCCTTGATGAACCACACCTTTTAATAGGCGCCCAATTACCTACTATAGAAAGTGTAAAAGCATGGTTTGATGATAACTTTTTGTTAGTTTCAGAATGGGAAGTTTGTAGGTATATCTTGAGGTGGTATAATTTTCAACCAGGTAAGACTGATCTTTATAAAGTCTTAGTTAGCGAATCTGAATCTATTGAGGAAGTGATTGAAAAGCTTTGGCCCGACGTACAGAAATCTTAAACTATCTTGTAGACCGTTTATCTACGATAAATACTACCAACGGCTACCTCACTAACGTGAGTCAAGTACACCGTTCGTATAAATATTTGGATGATATCAACGATTTTCCTACTATTACCTTTGGCGGGGTAAGAGAGAATAATGATGAGTTTGGTGATGGTCAAATTTTAAAAACTATGACACAATCTATTAGAGGATATGTAATGACTGACGATGATTCCCTGCATGATTCGGAGAATCTTGCGTCAGACATTGAAACAGTGGTTAACAGCTATGCCGATTCCTCGGCAAACTTATCAGTGCATGAGTCACGTGTGGTTTCAGTAGGAACAGATGAAGGACTACTCTCTCCATATGGAATAGCTGATGTGACTATTGAGATAATTTATGAGGAGTGACGATGCCTACTAGACGTACTGAAGTAGCTGAAGCGCTTGTTGAAGATATTTATACTAAAACGAGTGTGCTAAGGGGCAATGTACAGCGTCAGTTTATTTTTTTGAATGAAGTGAACGACTTTCCGTTTGTTACTTTTATACCGCGTGAAGAGGTTAGAACACATCGAGGAGACGGGCGTAAGCTTGCTTCTCTTCAGCTGTCACTTCGTGCTTATGTACATAATGGCAATCCTGGAGGCGAGTCAATTCGAGATGCCGAAAATATAGGAATACAAATAGAACAAGATATTATAGATCAATTTGCTGCGTCACACCGTGACCTTGAAGTAGAAGAGGCTCGTGTGATAGCTTTTAGAACTGATGAAGGTCTGGTGGCTCCTTATGGTATTGCAGATCTAGATATTGTTATAGTTTACGAGGTGAACGTATGAAAAAGACAAATAATACAACAGTTACTACGTCTGTTGATGCGCTAAACCGCAGCTTAGAGGCTCCGCCTCTGGACCCGGTTGTGCTTGCGCTAGCTAACGATTACCTATCCGGTAAGGGCGTAAATGAAATAGCTGATGAGTATGGAATTAGCGAGGACCGCGTTACAGCGGTCATAGAGAAAAAGGAGGTGAAGAACTACATTGATTCAGTCTTCGCCACGCAAGGATATCTTAATCGAATTAAGCGCATCAACCTTATCAACTCTGTGATCGACCAAAAGATACAAGAAGCTGTGGAAACAGGCATCTACTCTAAAAAAGACCTTCTCGACTGGATGAAGCATCTACAAGAGGTGGAGACAAGCTTGAAGCCGAAGGCTTCTGGCCCTGCTGTAGCGGTACAGATTAATAACTATGACAAGCTGATGCGAGATTTGATGGAATGATGAACGATCCTACTGACGATTGGGACTGCGATTGCCCGAGAGATGACAGAACAATGGAGTGGGTGAGAGCATATGTCAAACAGCACTTGGATAACGAATTGAATCGTGTGAGCTGGTCGGAAAGACATAAAAAAATCGCAAGCGCTTCGCGCAAAGTTAGGATGAAGCTGGCCGCAGGCCCGCAGTGGTGAAAGAATGATTGAAACAGTTACTAAAGGAATAGGAGTGATAACTGCTACAATGGCATTGATAGGTGGTGGATATACACTCTATGATCGATTGGGCATAGAGGATCCTATTCTTACTTGGGCACCAGAACACTTTTCTGTCACTGATGGTCCGGTAAATAGTGAGTTTAAGGTTAAGGTTGCTCGTGAAAAACATCGTGATGACTGTACTGTTGAAGATTTTGTAGTTGATATAAGAGATTCAGACCTTATCGTACATCCTGTTATTCCGTCTATCTCAAAGTTTATGGGCCCAGCTACTGATCGAGTAGATACATTTGCTTATAAAATTTCGATTGAAGCGAATCACCAGCACAAGGTTGCTCCTGGGTTAGCAACCTTAATAGCTTATATCCATTATGATTGCCCTGAAGGTAAAACTATAGTAAACTACCCAGATCATGACAACTTAAGATTTACAATTATAGGAGGCTAATATGTCTAAACAACCACGCGATGATGGAAACGATCCGATCCCCGTACTAGCTTTCAAGCAACATCGTGGATATCAAGTGCCTTTTACTACATCAGCTAACACATCACCACAGATATCAGACGCTACCCGTGTAGTAACTATTTATTCTACGGTAAATGCATTTTTTGAAACTGGACCCGCTACTATTGTAGCTAATACTGCTAACTCACATTTTATACCTGCCCAAATTCCGTATGACATTTCACTTGGTGCAGATAATGTTCCGTCGCAAAACGATAAGTATATTTCAATTATTGCTACCACAGGTACAGGAGTGCTATATATAAGTGAGCGTGACTAATGGTTACACGCCTTAGACTCGCTCTTTCACTGTCATCTATTAAAAGATTTTTTGGAGCAGACGCAGTTGTACCTCCTGCTGTAGATGACGGCGATATTACTGCTATTCTTACTCAGTCAGGTGAGTTTATCCAGACTCAAGCTCTTGACTTTTTAGTTCGTCAGTTTGCAGGAAACGAAGATGTGTTCGGAATTCTTCTTCAAGCAGACGACCAACTATTATCTACAGAATCAGACCAGTTTATATTACGTCAAGCAGCTCCTCTTCAAGAAGGATTTGGCGTTGAGTTAGAAGACGGTTCTGGATTTATTATAACTCAAAACTCAGAAGTTATAATTAGACAGCTTGCTGATAAGAACATTATAATTATGCAAGATGGATTTGAGTTACACACTCAACAGGGTGGAAAACTGTTTATAACTCAAGATTACTTAAATTTACAGAAGCGCAATAGTGATACAGAACTACGCGATTTTCTTTTAACTCAATCAGGCGAGGAAATGATCATTGGCTAATAAAAAGATTACTGAACTTAATAATTTACAAACTCCCGTAGCAAATACTCAGTTTGTAGCAGTTGATATTGAGAATGATGAAACCAAATCGGTTACTCTTGCCAATCTAATCTCTACTATTGATACTAATGAGAATCAAAATGTGGTGCAAATTCAATCGAATGTTGCTTCAATTGTTGATACCGATGGTCACACAGTAACTCTAAGCGCTAATTTAATTCCTTCAGCAGATGGAGTGTATGACCTTGGTTCTGCTTCTAACAAGTGGAAAGATCTACATCTCACAGGCGCATCCATCAAACTTGGTGGTATCACTATTTCAGCCCTTGGTAATGAGGGTTTTACTCTCACAGGTGCATCAGGCGAGCAAGCAAATGTTACCACTCCTAGTGCAGGAGGTGTGGCAAACGTTGCTCAAGAATTAACAGATGTTCAAGCTAGACTTACTACTAATGTAGCTATTACTACCGCTGTAGAAGCTAGACGAGTTGCTAACGTTACAGTAATGAATGATGAAGATACAGCTTTACAGTCTCGTTTAGCTACTAACGTTACAGCGTTTACTAACGAAGATACAGCTTTACAGTCTCGTTTAGCTACTAACGTTACAGCGTTTACTAACGAAGATACAGCTTTACAGTCTCGTTTAGCTACTAACGTTACAGCGTTTACTAACGAAGACACAGCGCTTCAAGCTAGAATAGCAGCCAATACTCTTGTAGCAGCTGCTAACGACTTTGTAACCTTTACCCGTCTTACTGCAAATATTGATTTAGTTCAAGATAATGTAGCTGCAATTGCATCTGCTAGTGATGTAGAAACTCGTTTAAATGCGAATCTTGACGTTGTTCAAGATAATGTAGTTGCTGAAGCTACTGCTATCCAGTCTAGACTTACTACTAATGTAGCTATTACTACCGCTGTAGAAGCTAGACGAGTTGCTAACGTTACAGTAATGACTGACGAAGATACAGCTTTACAGTCTCGTTTAGCTACTAACGTTACAGCGTTTACTAACGAAGATACAGCACTTCAGGCAAGAATAGCTGCTAATACTCTTGTAGCAGCTGCTAATGACTTTGTAACCTTTACACGACTGAACGCTAATGTTGACATTGTTCAGGATAATGTAGCTGCTGAAGCTGCTGCTATCCAGTCTAGACTTACTACTAATGTAGCTATTACTACTGCTGTAGAAGCTAGGCGAGTTGCTAACGTTACAGTAATGAATAACGAAGACACAGCGCTTCAAGCTAGAATAGCAGCTAATACTCTTGTAGCAGCTGCTAATGATTTTGTAACCTTCACTCGACTACAGGCTAATATTGATTTAGTGCAGGATAATGTTTCTACCGCAAGTGGTGGGTCAGATGGTGTAGAAGCTAGGCGTGTAGCTAACATTGCTGGTGCTGTTTCGACAATTACAACAGGCAATCTTACAGCATCTCGCGCCTTAACATCAGACGGGTCAGGAAAAGTTGCTGTTGCTACTACAACTCTAACAGAATTAAATCGTGTCAGTGGAGTAACTGGAGATATCCAAACCCAGCTTGATGCAGTTGAGGCAAGGCGAGCTGCTAATAATATTACGACCACATTTACTGATGATGTTACAATAACTGGAAACTTAACAATCAATGGTGATACTACCACAGTATCTACAACTAACCTTGATGTTGAAGACCGTATAATCATGTTAGCAGATGGAGTGACAGGTTCTCCAAGTGCTGACGTAGGTTTGCTCTTCAATCGTGGTAATCAGGGTAATGCAGCATTTTTCTATGATGAGTCAGCTAAGACATTTAAGCTTAGTGATACTAAAGATGCTAAATCTAATACCTCACTATCTCCTGTTACTGCCTCTAACTTAAGCGTAGGAATCGTAGACGCAGCTACTGTTAAATTTGATGGAACTTCTGTTCAAGACGCTATTTCTGCAAATGTTACCACTCTTACTAACGAAGATACAGCGTTACAAGCGAGACTGACAACTAACGTTACTGCATTTACTAACGAAGATACAGCTCTTCAAGCTAGAATTACTGCTAACGCTACTATTACTACTGCTGTAGAAGCTAGACGTGTAGCTAATATAGCAGGGGCAATATCTACTGTCCTCACTGGTGACTTAACCAGTGATCGAGTGATGATTACTAACGGCGACGGTAAAATAGCAGTTTCCAGCGCAGTCACACCTACCGAACTTGGTATGATTGATGGAATTACTCTGGGCACTACTGCCGCTTCAAAAGCAGTTACTTCTGACGCATCGGGAGATACCAGTTTCTCTAATGATTTAGCAGTAGTAGCAAACACAACACTAGGAACAAACGCTTCAAATACAGTTACTATCGTAGGTATACTAGACTGTGGAGCCTTCAGTTAAGAATTATATTGACCACTTAGGTTAATTATGTTAGAAAGGTTATTATGAGTACAAAAGTTTCACCGTTTATGGGCGGTCTCGGAAGAGATATAACAGATAAAATTATGATTGATACTAACGGTAATGTAGGCATTAATATAAGTAGTACTGCAACCGTGGATGATGCTTTGTTAAGCGTACAAGGTAATGTAATAATTGGAACTAACGCATCAAACGTATTTACAGTCACAGGCCAATTTGACTTAGGAGCACTTTAAGGAGTAATAAATGAGTACACAACTATTATTAAGACGAGGTACAACAGCAGAAAATAACTCGTTCACAGGCGGGGTGGGTGAATTATCTGTAGATAATAACACAAAAAATGTTAGAGTACATGACGGATCAACCGCTGGAGGTTTTGAAATCATGCCTTCAGGGTCAATTTTACCTTTTGGAGGAGCAGCTGCTCCTAATGCTGCTTGGTTGCTTTGTGACGGTTCCGATGTTAATCGTACAACTTATGCTCGACTATTCGCCGTAATCGGCACTGCCTATGGTGCAGGTAATGGCTCTAGTACTTTTGGTCTTCCTGATCTTCGTGACCGTGTTCCTCTAGGTAAAGGCACGAATAACTCTACACTAGGTGCAGAGACTGGTTCTGCAGCTGCCTCATCTGTGATACAGACTGGTTCTGCTAACACAGGTACCGGAACAACTGGTACAGATAACACAGGAACTGGTACAACTGGTACAGGAACTACTGGAACTGGTACAACTGGAACTGGAACCTCAGGATCTAAAACAGGTCTTGTAACGGTAGCCAATTCCACTGGTACTGGTACAACTGGAACTGGAACTTCAGGAACTAAAACAGGTCTTGTAACTGTAGCCAATTCCACTGGCACCGGAACGACAGGCACAGGTACAACAGGATCTGATGGTGATGGTGACTTAACAGTACCGACAGCTACATTTGCTACTTCCGCTAAGGACTCTTCTACCGGAACGGCAGTTACTGGGGTAACTCAGGCTGCTCATACACATACTGTCCCTGGTCTTGCAATTCCAGCATTAACAGTACCGGCTCTGGCTGTCGCTAACCACAATCACACAGTTCCTGGTCTTTCAGTCCCAGCGCTGACAATTCCAGCCCTGGCTGTTGCTAACCACGACCACTCAGTCCCAGGCCTTTCAGTCCCAGGTTTATCAGTTCCAGGATTGTCAATTCCTGCTCTTACAGTGCCAGGACTTTCTGTTCCAGCACTAAGCATTCCTGCTTTAAGTGCGACCTTGCCAACCAGTGTTGTTAATTATATAATCAAGACATAACTGTAATGGAGGTTTAATTGATTACTTACATAGTAAAATTCAA